TGTTACTGAAAATAAATTAGCTGAAGTACCTGAAGATGTTCAAGAACAGTTAAAAGAAGCTAATGTTGTTTTTCATGCCAATGAAGGACCACAAACAGATTTCTTAGCTGCCGATGAAAAAGATGTACTCTATGGCGGAGCTGCTGGTGGTGGTAAATCTTATGCCATGCTAGTTGACCCTCTTAGGTATGCTCATAAAAAAGCTCATCGTGCTTTAATATTAAGAAGGTCTATGCCAGAACTTCGTGAGATGATTGATAAATCTCGTGAACTATATCCTCAAGCATTTCCCGGTGCTAAGTTTAGAGAAGTAGAGAAGTTGTGGAATTTTCCTAGTGGTGCTAAAATAGAATTTGGGTTCTTAGAGCGAGATGCCGATGTGTATAGATACCAAGGTCAAGCCTATTCTTGGATTGGTTTTGATGAAATCACACATCTACCTACGGAGTTTAGTTGGAATTATCTTGCTTCTCGTCTAAGGACCACCGACCCTTCTATTAAAACTTACTTAAGATGTACAGCTAACCCCGGTGGAGCCGGTGCGTCTTGGGTAAAGAAAAGATATATTGAACCTTACGAATCTAATAAATCTTTTTTAGGTACAGATGGTTTAACCAGAAAGTTTATTCCGGCTAAATTAGTAGACAACCCTTACTTAGCTAAAGACGGTGTTTATGAACAGATGCTTAAATCTTTACCACCTATTCAAAGAAGACAATTACTAGAAGGAAACTGGGATGTTGCCGAAGGTGCAGCCTTTGTAGAGTTTGATAATACTAAGCATATTGTTACTCCTTTTCAGATTCCTGTACACTGGGAACGAGTTAAAGGGATTGACTATGGGTATGCAGCTGAATCTTGCTGTCTGTGGGGTGCTATAGACATAAATGATGGAACTTTAATAATATACCGTGAATTATACAAAAAAGGCTTGACAGGTGAAGAATTAGGCAGTATAATAGGGAATATGGAACTTGAGGACCCTTTATCGGTCCCGGGTGTATTAGATACTGCCGCATGGGCTAGAACCGGTACTACTGGTCCTACTGTTGGAGAAGCCTTAGTTAAGGCTGGTCATAAATTAAGACGAGCTGATAAGAACAGGATTCAAGGTAAAATTCAAATACATGAGTTCCTGAAAATAAAAGAAAACGGTAGACCAAGGTTACAGATATTTAATACTTGCCCAAATCTAATACGAGAATTACAGTCCATACCTTTGTCTAAAACTAATCCGGAGGATGTAGATACACATGCTTCGGACCACGCTTATGATGCTCTACGTTATTTAATAATGAGCAGACCAAGAGTGGATAGTCCGTTAGAAAGAATTAGAGGACTAAAAAGAGAGATGCATCGTCCTGCTGATTCAAAATTTGGATATTAAGGTAAATGGCAGACAACGAAAATACATTTTTAAATGCAGACAACATTTATGAGGATGTTGAAGGCGAAGCTGGAAAGAATTTAACTTTAGAGCTAGACCAGAAACAAAACTTAGTTGGTATTATTCAAAGCCGTTTTTTCCAAGCCGAAGAAGCTAGAAACTCTGATGAAAAAAGATGGTTACAATCTTACGAAAATTACAGAGGTCTTTATAATAAATCAGTTAAATTTAGAGATTCAGAAAAATCTAGAATTTTTGTCAAGATAACTAAAACAAAAGTCTTAGCAGCTTTTGGACAATTAGTAGATGTTATTTTTGGCACAGGTAAGTTTCCGATTGGTATTCAAGAAACTAAAATACCTGAAGGTGAATTAGAACATGCTCACCTAGATATAAATAATCCTCAAGTTCAATTAGAAAGTTCTATACCAGATGATATAGGTAATAGAATTGATAATCCTTATGATGTAGGTTATGAAGGTGATGGACGTACTTTAAATCCGGGAGCTACTTTTGGTAAAGGTATGTTCAGTGAAACTTTAGAAGATTCAGCTGAAGATAGATTAGTTGAAGGACTTAAACCAAATCCACAAGTTTTAGAAATCTCTCCGGCACAAAAAGCTGCAAGAAGAATGGAAAAACTTATCCATGACCAAATAGATGAATCTAATGGTTCTTCAGAATTAAGAAGTGCTTTATTAGAAGCATCTTTATTAGGCACCGGAATAGTTAAAGGACCATTTAATTATAACAAAAAGTTAAATAAATGGGATATGGGTGAAGATGGAGAAAGAAACTATAACCCATTAGAAGTTAGAGTACCAAGAATAGAATTTGTTAGTTGTTGGGATTTTTACCCAGACCCTTCTAGCACTAGTATAGAAGAATGTGAATATATTGTTCATAGACATAAAATGAACAAATCACAATTAAGACAGCTTCGTAATATGCCTTATTTTAATGAAGATGCTATTAGAAACTGTTTAACTGAAGGACCTAACTACACAGAAAAAGATTTTGAAAGTCAATTAAAAGATGATACTAGAGTTGATGAATACCAAAGTAATTTTGAAGTTCTCGAATATTGGGGTATTATGGATGCCGAATATGCTAGAGAAGTTGGTATTGAATTAGATGATAGTATAGATGATTTAGATGAGGTACAGATTAACGCATGGGTTTGCGGTAATCAACTACTAAGAGCTGTAATAAATCCATTTACACCTTATAGATTACCTTATCATGCTTTTCCATACGAAAGAAATCCATATAATTTCTTTGGTATAGGAGTAGCAGAGAATATGGATGATTCTCAACAAATTATGAATGGTCATGCAAGAATGGCTGTTGATAATTTAGCAATGGCTGGTTCACTTGTCTTTGATGTAGATGAATCAGCTTTAGTTGGTGGACAGAGCATGGAAATATATCCGGGCAAAATATTCAGGCGACAAGCTGGAATGCCGGGACAAGCCATACACGGTTTAAAGTTTCCTAATACTGCTCCAGAGAATATGATGATGTTCGACAAGTTTAGACAACTTGCTGACGAACAGACCGGCATACCATCGTATTCACACGGTCAAACTGGTGTACAAAGTATGACAAGGACTGCCTCTGGTATGTCTATGTTACTAGGTGCTGCTAGTTTAAATATAAAAACTGTTGTCAAAAATCTTGATGACTTTTTATTAAAACCGTTAGGCGAAGCTTTTTTTCAATGGAACATGCAGTTCTTTGAAGGCTCGCTAGATGTGAAAGGTGATTTAGAAGTTAAAGCAACAGGTACTAATAGCTTGATGCAGAAAGAAGTACGAAGTCAAAGATTGACTATGTTCTTACAAACTGCACAAAGTCCAGCTATTGCACCATTTGTTAAGATTTCTAAATTAATTAGTGAACTTGCCTACAGCTTAGACTTGGACCCTGATGAAATACTCAATGACCCAGAAGAAGCTGCTATAATGGCACAAATAATAGGAATGCAAAATGTTGGACAAAACGTTGGCTCGGAAGCTGAACTTGCTGGTGGGGAACAAGGACCTATGGGAAGCCTTGCTGGAACACCTGCAGAACCTCAAGACCTTGGACCTACAGGCACTGGTGGTGGCAACATCGGAACAGGAAATGTTCCGGTTGCAGGGGAAAGTGAATTCTCTGGTACGCCTAGAGCAGTTACCCCTGCAGGTTAAAGAAGCTTTAAATAGAAAAACAGAGGAGAATTAAATGTTAGATTTATTAGATACAATTTTAAAAATAGTAGGAGTAGTACCTTGGATAGTTTCAATCTGTTCAATGATAGCTGCATTAACACCTACACCACACGACGACAACTTAGTAAGCAAAGCATATAAAGTTATAGATTGGTTTGCACTTAATATAGGAAGAGCAAAGGAAAAATAATGGCAAGAAAATTTCCAGATTTAACCGGTGACGGGAAAGTTACTCAAGCTGATATTTTAAAAGGCAGAAAAGTTTTTGCAAACGGAGGTGTCGAAGACATGTCTCCGGAAGAAATTAAAGAAACTAATAGACAAGCTCAACAAGCCCAAATTTATATGTATAGTCTTAGAACATATTTTGACGACGACCCAGTTAAAATAAAAGAGGCGTATGATAATCCAGAACTTTTAGCAAAAGCCTCTCCTTCTCCAGCTTCTCTTGTACAATTTACAGTTTCTCCTGAATTTGCTTATAAAAATGATAAAGAATTTTTTAATTCTGTGCATGCAAATTTAATAAAACTTCAAGAAGAAAATGAAAGACAACCTAAACAAGAAGGCGGAGATGTAGATATGCAAATGTCTGATTTAATGCCTGTAGAAACAGAACAAGAAGATATGGTCCCTGATATGGAAATGGAAGAGGACTATTTAGATTTTATTTTAGATGAAGCATTAACTGATGAAGAAGAAGTAATGCTAGAAACAAAACTAGAACAAGATGAGGAACTAGCTATGCTTTTTGATAAAGTTATAGATGTTGCTCAAGAATTTGCCGGAGCAGGACTCGTAGAGGGTCCGGGTAATGGCGTATCCGACAGTATACCTGCAAGGTTATCTGACGGAGAATTTGTCTTTACTGCAAAAGCTGCAAAAGAAATCGGAGCTGATACTTTGATGTCAGTAATGAAAGAAGCTGAAGCTAGAGCAGATGCAAGACAAGGAATGGCTAATGGCGGTATGCTACCAGAAGAAGTTAAACCTTCTCCTGTTTTTGGAACTAAACCAGATGAGTCTACTATACCTAATGAAATTAAAGAAGGTATGGTAGCTACTAATCCTTTAGACCCAAGACATAGATACTTCCAATAGCTTAAAAGTAGCAAGGCTACCCTATTAGCGTAGGCACCTTGTTATTTATTTAAACCGAAAGGCGACCTTTTACAAGACAAGCCCTGCAAGTCGACATAGCAGCTACCTTGTTAAACGAAGCCCTGATTAGGAGGAAAGAATATGACTAAACAAGTCCAAAAAGAGGATAAGCCAAATCCTTATAACGCTAAAAAAGATTGGCACGACGAAGAAGTTAAATCTTTTGTATCATCAGAGAGTCTTTATTTTGAAGAACCTTCTGAAAGAAATAAACTTTTTAAAAGCAAAGATATCCATGATATTGAAGCTGAAGGAAGTGTAAACGCAGAAGAGTTGGAAGTTAAAGAGGATAAACCTTATAAACGACCAAACTATAAAAAAAGATATGATGATTTAAAGAAACATTATGATGTTAAACTTAATGAGTTTAAAGTTAGAGAACAAGAGTTAATAGGCGAAGCTACTAAAAATAGAACTGAGTATAAAGCTCCTAAGTCTGAAGAAGAACTTGAAAAGTTTAAAAAAGATTATCCTGATGTTTATGAAGTTGTAGAAACTGTTGCTCACTTACAAAGCGAGTCCAAAGCAAAAGTTCTTGAAGAACGCCTTGGTAAACTCCAACAAAGAGAACAAGAGTTAATACAAAAAGACGCAGAAAAAAGATTAAATCAAAGACATCCTGATTTTGCAGAAATTAGAGATAGCGATGATTTTCATAGTTGGGCAAAAGAACAGCCTGAGTCTATTCAAACTTGGATTTACTCAAACAGTGACGATGCCGACTTAGCTTCTCGTGCTTTAGATTTATTTAAGCGAGATATGGGAATGGATGTTCCTAAAAAGACAAAGTCATCTTCTAGGACTAAATCTGCTGCTGATATGGTTTCAACTAAAACAACAAGTGTTGAACCAAAGCAAGATAAAATTTGGTCCGAAAGGGAGATTGCTGCTATGAGTATGGCAGAATTTGATAAGTACGAACAGGACATATCAGATGCTATGCAAGATGGCAGAATCGTTAGATAAACTATTAATACTTAAAAAGGAGAAGTATCATGGCTCAATATTTTGAACCAAGTCCGGATACTAATGCTAACTTTGGTAACTCTGTAAGTGGACAGAATAATAGTTTCTTCCTACCTTCCGTTTATTCTAAAAAGGTTTTAAACTTCTTTAGGAAAGCCTCGGTAGTAGAAGCTATTACAAACACCGACTATGCCGGTGAGATATCTGCTTACGGAGACTCAGTTAAGATTATTAAAGAACCTGTTATCTCTGTGTCTGATTACACAAGAGGTAGTGATACAACTGCAACTAAGCTAACAGACGAAGAATTAACTCTTGTTGTTGATAGTGCTAAAGCTTTCAAATTCATCGTAGATGATATTGAGACTAATATGTCACACGTCAACTTCAAAGAAGTAGCTTCAAGTTCTGCTGCGTATGCTCTTAAAGATTCATACGATGCTGCTGTTATCGCAACTATGTTCTCTGGTATATCATCATCTTCACCTGACCACGTGTTAGGTAGTGACAGTGCTACTGACCTAGCGGCTGGCACATTTGATGGTACTGGTAACTTAGATATAGGTTTTGGAACAAGTGAACATGACCCACTAGACGTTATGGCTAGAATGTCAAGACTTTTAGACGAACAAAATGTACCTGAAGAAGGTAGATGGTTTGTTGCAAGTCCTGATTTCTACGAAGTTCTGGGTCAAGCATCTTCTAAATTGTTGTCTGTAGACTTCAACGCAGGTCAAGGCTCAATTAGAAATGGCTTAGTATCAAGCGGTAAATTGCGTGGATTTGATATGTACAAGTCTAATAACATTGCAAGCACATCTAATGCTGCTGGTAAATGTATGGCTGGTCACATCTCAGCTGTTGCAACTGCAAATACAATTCTTTCAACTGAAGTGTTGAGAGACCCATCATCTTTTGGTGATATTGTTAGAGGACTTCATGTATACGGTGCGAAAGTACTAAGAGGTGAAGCTCTTGTAGGTGCATTCTACGGAATTGACTAAGACTAACTAGGGAGGCTCTTCGGAGCCTTCCATTTTTTTAAAAATTTAGGGAGAAATAAAATGATGAAAAAAGGCGATTATAAAAATGATATGGGAAATAAAGCTGCTAGACGTGAAAAAGTAATGGGTGGCGGCATGATGAGAAAAGAAATGGGTCACGGTGGAATGATGAAAAAAGAAATGCGTCACGGTGGCATGATGAGAAAAGAAATGGGTCATGGTGGACGTATGAAATATAATAAAGGTGGTTTATCACAACCTATGTATGCTCATGGTGAATGTCCAAAAGCTTCAGCTAATTAAAAATGAAAGTATCAGCACCTAAAGGTTATCACTGGATGAAGTCCGGTAAATCTTACAAGCTTATGAAACATACTGGTAAATTTGTTCCACATAAAGGAGCAAGTTTAAAAGCAAACTTTGAAATACAAAAAAAACATAAAAAATAATGGCAACAACATATTTAGCTTTAAGCAATGAAATATTAAGAGAACTTAATGAGGTTGTTTTAACTTCAGCTTCATTTTCCTCTGCTACAGGCATTCAAGGTTTTGTCAAAGACGCACTAAATAAAGCGTTATTTGATGTCGCAAACGAAGAACCTCAACTACCTTTTTTTGCTGCTGCAGTTAGTGGAAGTACAGACCCTTTTTATGGAAATGTTACAGTAGCTACAGTAGCAGGAACAAGATGGTACACATTAAAATCTGATAGTTCAAGTATAACTACAGACTATTCATCAGTAGACTGGGATGATTTTTATTTAACAACAATAAATGTAAGCGGAGAATCTTCTCCTTATGTTTCTAAAGGTTTAAGATTTTTAACTTTAGCTGACTGGAAAAGATATAATAGAGATAGTGAAAATTCAGACGATGCTGAAGGTTCAGATGCTTCACACGGAGAACCTGCTTATGTTATTAAAAGTCCAGACCATAGAAAGTTTGGCTTAAGTCCAATACCAGATAAAGTTTATAATGTGCATTTTTATGCTTTTACTAAACCAACAGCTTTATCAGCACATGATGATACTATTCCTATGCCAGAGCAATACAGCAATGTATTAACTGCTAGAGCTAGATATTATGTACATCAATTTAAAAATAATTTACAACAAGCTGCTTTTGCTTTAGATGAATATAAAAAAAATATAAGACACATGAAATCTAATTTAATAAATCCACAACCTAAAGACATGACAGACGATAGGAGATATTTCTAGTGTCAGTAGCTCAGCCTTTTGGTGTGCCAATGGAAGGGGGACTTAATAAGTCTACTAACTCATTAGCACTATTAAGAACTCCGGGTTTAGCAACAAAGCTAAGAAACTTTGAAGTATCTATAGAAGGCGGTTATAGAAGAATTAATGGTTATAGTCTTTTTGGTGGTGCAAGTGCTGCAAGACCAAATACTTCAAATGATATAGAAGGCTTATCAGTATATGCAGACGGAGCAGTTGCAGTGGCTGGTGATGATATATATTTTAGTAAAGATGGTACAAGTTGGTTACAAATAAATAAAGCTAGTGTATCTGCAAGTGGAGATAATTATTCTACATTTACTGGTAGAAGTGAACTATCTTTAACAAGTTTAGACCAATGTGAGTTTGCTTTATATGAAGGTACTTCAGATTATGGCGAATTAGTTATAACAGATAAAAGTGGTAACAATAAACCATTTTTATTTAAAATGACAGGAACAGGAGATGCCTTATCTTCTAGAACTTACTTTGTTAGTCAAATAACTATTAGTGGTTCAACAACAGCTAAGTTTTGTACTATACATGATAAACACTTAGTAGTAGCTGGAGACCCTAGTACACCCAACACTATTTATTATAGTGCAACAAATGACATAGATAGTTTTAGTGGTACCGGTTCAGGTAGTATAACTTTAGAAGATAAAGTTGTAGGCTTAAAAAGTTTCCGTAATGAGTTATTTATTTTTTGTCAAAACTCAATATTTAGACTACAAAATATAAATAATTCAAGTACTGTAGCTGTAGTTCCAGTTACAAAAAACGTAGGTTGTATAGATGGACAAACAATTCAAGAAATAGCTGGTGACTTAATATTTTTAGCACCAGATGGTTTTAGAACAGTAGCAGGTACAGCAAGAATTGGCGACGTTGAGTTAGGAACTATTAGCCAAGCAATACAGCCTATTATAAATAATATAGTAGCTGCAAAAAATACATTACAATTTAGTAGTGTAGTAATTAGAGACAAATCACAATATAGAATGTTTTATAGTACTTCTTCTGATACTTCAGCAACTTCAAAGGGTATCATAGGAGTATTAAGACCAAAAGGATTTGAATGGTCAGAAACATTAGGAATACAAGCACCCGCTATTACTTCAGGATTTGCAAGTAATGGCATAGAAAAGTTCTATCATGGAGATAGAGATGGTTATATTTATAATCACGATACTGGAAATGATTTTAACCCTGCAGGAACTTCAACAAACATTGAAGCAGAATATCAATCACCAGATTTTGATTATGGAGATTTAGGTACTTTAAAAACATTAGATTATGTAAAAATATCTTTTACTCCAGAAGGAGACTGTCAGCCTACTTTAAGATATAGGTTTGATTATGATAGTAATACAACACCACAACCAACAGATATAACTTTAGATTCTATACCACAACCAGCTTTGTTTGGTACTGCTGTTTTTAATTCTGCAACATTTGGAGCAGCACAACAGCCATTAGTAAGACAAGCTTTAACAGGAAGTGGACATAGTAATTTTTTTAGAATTTTTAGTGCAGATAAAAATGCACCGTATGCAATTAATGGACTATATATAAATTATAGACCATCAGGAAGACAATAACAGGAGATAACACAAAATGGCAACATATACTAGACAGAGTTCATTTAGTGATGGGGATACCATTACAGCTGCACTTTTTAACAATGAATTTAATCAATTAGTAAATGCTTTTAACGTAAGTTCAGGGCATACACATGATGGTAGCACCGCAGGTGATGGTGGACCACTTTCAACACTTTTTAGTAATACTTTAAGTTTCGGTACAGGTGCAGATACTGACATAGCTATTACTTTTAATGCTAATTCAAACGATGGTGTTTTAACATGGATGGAAGATGAGGATTATTTTAAATTCTCAGATGATTTATTAATAGAAAGTACAGAAAAAATACAGTTTAGAGATACTGCTATTTATATTAATTCAAGTACTGATGGACAGTTAGATTTAGTTGCCGATACTGAAATCCAAATAGCAGCTACTACAATAGATATGAATGGTGCTGCAGATATTTCTGGTAACTTAGCAGTAGGTGGAAATCTTACAGTTACAGGTAATGCTACTATTAATGGTAACTTAACTTTTGGAAATGCAAATACAGATACAGTTTCTTTTGGAGCTGATATAGATTCAAATATTATTCCAGATGATGATGATACTTATGACCTTGGTAGTTCTTCACAAGAATGGAAAGATTTATATATTGATGGAATTGCTTATTTAGATGCAATTAACTTTAATGGTACTGCAATTACTGCAACAGCAGCAGAACTTAATATTATGGATGGTGTTACTGCAACTGCAGCTGAACTTAATATCCTTGACGGAGTTACATCAACAGCAGCAGAACTAAACATTCTTGACGGAGTTACATCAACAGCAGCTGAACTAAACATTCTTGATGGAGTTACTTCAACAGCTGCAGAATTAAATATACTAGATGGTGTTACTTCAAGTACAGCTGAGTTAAATATCCTTGATGGTGTAACAGCTACAACAGCTGAATTAAATATCATGGATGGTGTAACATCTACTACAGCAGAACTTAATATTCTTGACGGTGTAACAGCTAGTGCTACAGACATTAACCTTATAGATGGTATAACAAACGGAACAGTAATAGCAAGTAAGGCTATTATTACAGATGCAAACAAAGATATTACTGGCGGTAGAAATATTACTATTAGTGGAGAACTAGATGCAGCTACATTAGATATTAGTGGTAATGCAGATATTGATGGAACATTAGAAACAGATGCACTATCTATAAATGGAACAGCAGTAACAAGCACAGCTGCAGAACTAAATATACTAGACGGAGTTACAAGTACAGCAGCTGAGTTAAATATTTTAGATGGAGTAACAAGTACAGCAGATGAGTTAAATATTCTTGATGGTGTTACTTCAAGCACAGCAGAACTAAACATTTTAGATGGTGTAACAGCTACTGCTGCAGAACTGAACATTTTAGATGGAGTTACATCTACTGCTGCAGAACTTAATATCTTAGATGGTGTAACTTCTACAGCAGCTGAATTAAACATATTAGATGGAGTAACCTCTACAGCAGCCGAACTAAATATTTTAGACGGAGCAACAGTTGTTGTTGGTGAACTTAATTATCTTGATTTAGGTTCAACTGCCGTAGGTACAGCAATAGCTTCTAAAGCTGTTGTCTTAGATTCTAATAAAGATTACACAGGCTTAAGAAATTTAACAATTACAGGTGAACTAGATGCAGCCACTTTAGATGTAAGTGGAGATGTAGATATAGATGGTACTTTAGAAGCCGATGCAATTACAGTAAATGGAACTGCTTTAGCAAGTGTTATAGCAGGAACTACAGTAGCAAATGCAACACTAGCTGCTACAACTACAGTTGCAGACAGCACAGCAAACACAAATTTCCCTGTAGTCTTCCATGATGAATCAAATGGTTTATTAGATGATACAGGTGCTTTAAGATATAATCCAAGTACAGGAGAACTATTAGTTCCTAAACTTACTGTAGCAGGAACAACTACTACAGCAGATACAGTTACTATGCAGGCTTCAAATGCTATTGTCTTTGAAGGAGCTACAGCAGACGCAAATGAAACTACACTTAGTATTGTAGACCCAACATCAGACCATACACAATATTTAATAAACCAAGGTGGATATATTCCAGTCTTGGCAGCAGCCACAACAACACAAATTAGTGCGACACCAGCTGAACTTAATTTATTAGACGGCTCTACAGCTAATACAGTTGTAAATAGTAAAGCTGTTGTTTATGGTTCTAGTGGAGAACTAGCAGGTACATTATCTACAGCAGCTCAAACAAACATTACAAGTCTTGGTACTCTTACAACACTTACAGTAGACGATATAACAATTAATGGTTCTACTATTTCTGATAGCGGAGATTTTACATTAGATGTTGGTGGAGATATTATTCTTGACGCTGATGGTGCAGATATAAGATTTAAAGATGCAGGCACTGAGATTGGAAAGATAAGTTATTCAAGTAGTAATCTAATTCTTGCAGCTAGTGAAAGTGATAAAGATTTAATATTTAAAGGTAATGATGGTGGCTCTTCAATTACTGCTCTTACTCTTGATATGTCAGCAGGTGGTAAAGCTATATTTAGAGGAGGAGCAGTTTTTAATGAAGACAGTTTAAACTCAGATTTTAGAATTGAATCAGATGGTGATGCTAATATGTTTTATCTTGATGCTAGTGCTGATGCTATTGGAATAGCAACTTCTTCACCTTCAGAAAAGCTAACTGTAAATGGAAACATAAGAGTTGGTAGTACAGATAAATTATATTTTGGTGGAACTACAAATTATGTTTCAGGAAGTCATGGCTCAAATTATTTACATTTCTTTACTAACAATTCTGAAAGAATCAGGATAGATTCTTCAGGAAACGTGGGAATCAATACAACCAGTCCTTCATATCCTTTACACGTTGATGGAACAATCAATGGTGTAGGCATATCCTCAAACATAACTAACTTTAGTGAAAGTATACTTATCAGTAATGATGCTGGTACAGGCACATTATCTAGTGCTGACAATAACACAGGATTTGGATATGAAGTTTTTGATGATTTAACATCTGGAACTAACAATACTGCTGTTGGTCGAAAAGCCTTGGCACAAGTAACCACAGGTTCTTCTAATGTAGGGATTGGAGTTAATGCTGCTACTGCTACAACTACTGCATCTAACAATGTTGCTGTAGGTACTAATGCTTTGTTGGTAAATACCACAGGTGCAGCTAATATAGCCATAGGGTCTTTAAGTTTAGACGCTAACAGTACAGGGGATTCAAATGTAGGTATTGGTTATGCTGCTTTAGGAGCTAATACTACAGCTTCAAACAATGTAGCTGTGGGTTATCAAGCCTTAGATGCCAACACAACAGGTGGGGATAATGTAGCAGTTGGTAGAGATGCTTTAGGAGTTAATACCACAGGAGATAGAAACGTAGCAGTTGGTAATTATGCTTTAGATGCGAACACAGTTGGCGATAGAAACGTAGCTGTAGGACATGGTGCATTAACTACATACAATCCAAGCACAAATGAAGACAGCTACAACACAGCCGTTGGTTATGCTGCTCTAACAAACAATTCAACAGGTAATAACAACACAGCAGTCGGTGGATTAGCAATGGATGCAAATACCACAGGAAGCTATAACGCAGTCTTAGGAAAAGCAGCATTAGATGCTAATACTACAGGAAGCTATAACACAGCAGTAGGAACATCAGCATTAGGTGCTAATACAACAGCAAGTGAAAACGTAGCAGTTGGTTATGCAGCAGCTGCATTAAATACAACAGGTGCAGCTAATGTAGCTATAGGTTATGAAGCATTTGATGTAAATACAACAGGAAACAGAAATGTAGCTATAGGTGCACACGCATTAGACGCAAATACAACAGCTTCCGACAATACAGCCATAGGTAATCATGCTATGGGAGCAAACACTACAGGACAAAGAAATGTTGGAATAGGTAAAGATGCATTAGCTAACAATACTACAGCAAATGATAATGTAGCAATCGGTTATCAGTCTTTAGATGCTTGTACTGGAGGTAATACTAACGTAGCTATAGGAGCACAAGCATTAGGAGCTAATGTTTTAGGGGATAGAAACGTAGCTATAGGGCATGAAGCACTTTTAGTTGCAAATCCCGGTAGTGATTCAGATACTTATAACGTAGCTGTTGGCTATCAAGCTGCTGTCAAATTAACTACAGGAACAACCAATACAGCTGTAGGTGGATTAGCACTAGAAGAAACTACTACAGGTAACGGAAACACAGCAGTAGGTTATTTAGCTGGACAAGAAAACACCACAGGTGCAACAAACACAGCAGTAGGTCAAGAAGCTCTACAGAAAAATACTACAGCAAGTTTTAACGTAGCTGTGGGTTATCAAGCCTTAGAAGAAAATACCACAGGAGCATATAACTCAGCTGTAGGAACTTATGCACTTGACGCAAATACTACAGCAGACTACAACACAGCACTGGGTTATAACAGTTTATCCACAAATACTACAGGTGCAGCAAATACAGCTGTTGGATTCGGCAGCTTACAAAATGCAACAACTGCTGCAAACAATGTGGCAATCGGTGGTGCAGCAATGCAAAGTAATACCACAGGAGCACACAATACAGCTGTTGGTACTTACGCACTTGACGCTAATACTACAGCAGACCAAAATACCTCAGTTGGCTATGGTTCTTTAAGTGACTGCACTACAGGAGCTAATAATACTGCTATGGGAGACAGAGCAGGAGAAAATTTAACAACAGGTTCAAGCAATACTTTTATAGGTAATTTAGCTGGAGGAGTAGGCACAGTAACAGGTAGTGATAATACTACTCTTGGTTCTAGTGCTGGTAAAAACTTATCAAGTGGCAGTAACAATCTTTTATTAGGACATGATGCAGGACTATCTGGAAGCCCGGGTGGACCTATAGATACTGAATCTAATGAGATTGTACTTGGTGATGAAAATATTACAGCAGCACACGTTCAAGTAGATTGGACAGTAGCCTCAGATAAGAGAGACAAAACAGATGTAGAGCCTATGCCAATGGGTTTAGACTTTGTTAATAAACTAGAGCCAGTTACCTATAAATGGGATAAAAGAAGTAACTATGTAGAAAAAGGCGAAGACTTTGACCACATAGTTCCAGATGGTTCACATAAAGAAGATTGGTTAGATGTTGGATTTTTAGCACAAGATGTTGAAAAATTAGAATCAGAATATGGTTATAACATATCTGACAAAAGTAATCTTACAACAACTTTAAGTGATGACGGCAACCAGTATGGTTTAAAATATAATAAGTTTGTACCGATGTTAGTTAAAGCCGTACAAGAATTATCTGCACAAGTTGAGGAGTTGAAATCAAATTCTCACGCTCCAAAGGGCTTGACAGATATGGAAGGATATGATATACTCATGTCAAGGATTAAAAATTTAGAAAAGGAGAAATAAATGGCAGTTAGTAAAGCAATTGTAAAATGCGTTCCGTATGAAAACTCATCTAGTAAAGTAGATAAGTGGGATATAGAAATGAAATATGAAAATGATAGTGAAGGTGATTCTACTT